AGATACTTGTTCTCTCTTTTTTTTACATTCATTACATGCCATAACTTTTATTTTTTATTAAAACTACTCACAATACACAAAAAGTAACTATTATGAAGTACTTATACTTACTTTTATGTCTTTATTGGGGTATTTCACTTCAAACATTGCATTAGGCGCACCGAATAAAGTATATTTCCCTAATAAGTCTATTTGTCGTGTGCCACTATCTAAAAGAGGTTGAGCAATTTCATTATAAGAATATTTACCGTTTTCATTTACCTTATTGTAAACCCTTAAATCAGTTACATTTAATACACCAGCAACGTTATTAATATTTTCAATGAGTTGGGATAGATATATATTATCACCCATTGTCCATTTATTTATATCCATATAATCACTAATAGAGGATATTACTCCACTAATTATCTCTCCTTGTGGGGTTGCTTTATCTGTAAATAAATCTGCTTCGAACGCTAAATTAATTATTTGACCATTTTTTATGGTTACATAATCATTTACCATTCTATAATCTGCTAAATATTCTGCAATATTATGTTTAAGGGTTGAAGTTAGTTGATTTGTTAATTTACTATTTTCATCTAATGCTAATATACATACATTTATTTTATTTCTTTCTTCCCAAACACTAGTTCTAAAAGGGACACCAAATTTACCAGGCATTAAAGCCACTCTACTTTGGTAATCTTTTATCGTTACACATCTATCTTGTGCAGAAAAATTATATCTTACTAAATTTCTTACCTCTTCAATAGAGGGTTCAGATTTCCCACCCAATGCGGGAATAGGATTATTTACTACCAAACTATTTCTTACTAAATTTATAGTAGTTTGATCAGATGCATTTAATATAAAATTAACTACTCCTAATTGTGTTAATACATTTGGTCCAATATTAGCACTATTACCACCCCCTACTCTATATCTTATAAACATAGTATGGCTCGCATCTGGTATGGCCCCTAATGAAGTATTATTAATCATATCCCCGATTCTATTCATCTGACCATTAATAGCATCTTGACAAGTTTGGGGATTAAGGGTAGATGGATTAAGTCCTCTACACCCAACAAAATCATTTAACCCGGATATGTCCATGGTCCCCGAACCAAATGTAATTTTACAAAATCCGTTATCTGTATATTCTTTTATAAATCTTTTTGGGGTATTTTTCCATTTACCAGGAATGATACCACTTTTGTCGGAAGTGCTATTTTCATCTACCACATAAATTTCTGCTTGGGCTAAGGCTGGAACTTCAAAGAAACTTAAATCAAAATCCGCCCATTCTTCTTCTGTTGGGTCAGAACTAAAATTAGTGCCAGATTTACTAATAATATTTTCAATAGATAAAACATTATCTTCGGATAATAATAATTCAAAAAATTGTTTATAATCTTCTCTAGTTATAACTCTTTTGAAAATTTTGGTAAAACCATTTAATACTATTTCTCTCTTAGTGATAGTATAACTTTGAATGGTACCCGTTCCATCAATATTAGGTATAATTAATCTATTAGGAATACCTCCCGTAGTAAATGGGGAACTGAAATCACAATCTTCCATTAATTCAAATACTTTTCCTGCCCCAGTAGCTTGAGATCCTTTTAAAAGAAGGGGTGCATACTCGCTATCCCATGTATCTCCAAATGCTTTAGGGATAGTTACTGACCAATCTACTACAGTAATACTAGGTCTTTTCCCTGGAACATTAAGTCCAAAAGTGCGAGCTAATTCTAATAATGAAGAGCGCTCTTGTGCATAATTTAATTGTGTTTCATTAAACATCCTATCAGTATGAAATGATAACATATCCCCTACCGCTGCATTTAATTCAAGTAACATCATACCCACCGAGGCATCATTAAAATCTGAAAAGATGTCCGGATAATATTGTTGTATAAATCCTACTAACTGATCTCTTACTTCAGCGAAATTTCTAGCGTTATAATCTATTTTTCTTACTGCCATATTTAAAATGTTATTTCTATGGTATCACTACTACTAAAAGTTCCTTCAGTTACAGTATACCTTAATTTTACTATTATTAATTCTTCAATTTCGTCATTATCAAAAGATATTTCATTAACTATTAAATTAGGGATATATTTTTTTATAGATTCATTTAAACTATCCTTTATCTTATCATGAGTTATTTGATCATTTGGCTCAAAAATATATTTTCTTAAATCACTTCCAAAATCTGGGAGATATAATCTTTCTCCTTTATTTGTGAGTAGTAAATGCATTAAATCCGATCTAATTGCATCAGTATCGGTATTATTTAATTTAAAATAAAAACCTTTTTTACTATCCCTAAAAGGGAAATCAATATTTATATACTTTTCTTCTGCCATTTGTATATAAATATTCTACAATAAATTTTTTAAAAGAAAAGTATAGATAAAAAAAAAGGTGTCCGAAAACACCCTTTATTATTAATATATAAAAATATATTATGTGATTTCACATGCACCACCAGCACAAGCTAATTCCGCCGTAAGAGTAGTTTCATCTTTTTCTTCAATTACATTAGATAAATCTATTTCTTGAAGATGTAAAAACATTGCATTATACTGATCTTCTGTAATATCCTCAAATGGGGGTTGTACGTATGTACCTCCATCATAAGGTAAAACCGAAAGACCATTATAAAATTCTCTATTTTCCCACATCCATTCTCCTACTAATTCCCAATCTTCTTCTTTTAGAGATATAGTGGCAGAAACATTGTGACCATTAGAACCTGTACGATGTCCTGCTTTGACCCAATAATTCGCAACTTTTTTAACCCTTTCCAATAACTCAAAAGGAGATTCAGTTCTCAATATAGATCCTTCTGGGGCTTTTTGAGGAACTGATATGATTGCAGTATCATGAGGTCTAAAATAATCATCTTCTACTAATTCTGGATGGTTATCATGTAAATAAGTATAGATGGCTTCATTTTTACCTACACGTAATCTTCTTACATAATAATCATTATGCCATGCATGAATACCTGAAGATGTTCCTAATGTTAAAGAAGTAGTACCTGCAGGTTTAACTGTCGTAGTTCTGGCAGCTTTTTTAATATCTATTAATCTCGCCACTCTTGAATTTTCTCTTTTAACTACATCTGCAGCTTTACTCATATCATATCCTAATACTCTTCCACTCCCAATTCCTGTCATTGACACCCCTATTAATGCTTCTTTTTCAGTGGTTTCTTGCCATATTTCTCGTAAATAATGAAATGAAGTATATCCTGCTTGTAAGGTACCAATAAAGGCTGCCACTTTAACTCTTTCATTTAAATCTTCTTGAGATTCAATATTACTTACATTAACTTCACAAAGATTACAGAATTGGTAAGGTCGTAATGCTATTTCACAACACGGATTAGTTCCCCAATCCTTATCATTATTAAGATAAATCCCTGGTTCTCCTGAACCACTCAATTCAACTCTTTTCCATATATCCATAAAAAATTCTTTAGTAATCTTATGTCTCATTAAACAAGCTGAATTATTAGCTCTTCCTCTTTGAGCATTCAATTCATACCATTTACCAGTTTTACATCCCATCATAGAGTCATCATCTGCACTAAATAAAGATATTAATGCTGCACGTCTAATACCACCTGCTAATACTGCATCTGCAATATGACATATAATATCATGCACTTCTAATGTAGTTAATTGATCCCCATCTTCATGGTTATCTAATATTCCTCTTATTTTAAGAACACATTCTTTTAATGGTTGGGGTCCTGGTGCCTTCCCACCAGAAGTTACCAATCTAGCACCTTTAGTTCTAATATCTGAATAATCGAATTCTATTCGTGAACTTTTACCATTTAAATAGGATTTCATTAACACTTTTATTGCATCGGCCCATCCCTCAATTGAGTCCCCTATTAAAAATCTTCTTGTTCTTTTAGTATAAGGTTTATTCACTGGTGGTAATTTTTCTACATGATGCTTTTGTACTGAGTATCCAACACCTGTACCACCTAACAATAGAAACATACATTCACTAAATGAATCAATATGGTCGATAGGCATATAAGCACAATTATAAATTCTATTTGGGCTTATCTCTATTGGTTTTCCACCAAATTGCATACTTCTCATGGAAGGTAATACTTTTCTTTTATACACAAATTTATAATTTTCTTCAATTTGGTCTTTTAACTCTGGATATTTTTTAATATGCATATTTTTATTCCTAGTAACTAATTCTTCCCATGTTTCTCTACGGTTTAGTTCGGGTAAAAATCTTGCGTATTTCATATAAACTGTAATATCAGATAAAATCTTGTTCGACAACTTCATATTATTTTCTTTTTTTACTTTTATTATTTTAAATAAGGGATATACGCCCCCTATAAATGATTACTTTTTATAATCATTTTTTAAACGTTTAAAAAACTAATTTAATCGCTATTCCCCATGATGCCCTTCTTCTTTTTTATTGCTTCAATAACTAAGTTGGATTTTTTCTTTTCTTCTCCTTTTTCAAAATCTAAGAAAGAAACATCACTAGATTGTGTAGTATCTATTTTTAAGGTACCATTATCAAATAAGATATCTTCTAATATTATACCATCCTTACCAAATCTAGATTTTAATATTGCTAGAGTAGCTCTTCCTTCTTCTTTTTGTTCTAATGTTTTGGCAACTGATAAAATAAAATGACCTATTTGTCCTTTTTTAATGGACCCTCCTATCATATCCGCTTGC